TAGGAAAGGAAATGGACTACGTGGTGCCCTGCACAGTGTTACTAGTTTCACAAGAAGAACAGATGTTGGAGACTTATATTTTGTAGTAATTAGTGGTGATTTATTAATAGACAATAGAACAGGTCAGCCTTATCAACCCCCTCATCTATCTACTCAACTAATAGATAGAACAGGTCAAATGGTTTTAGATGATACTCAAAACAATCAACATGGTATGGCTTTTTCTAGTCGTATGTCCATAGCGAGTCATAGGAGCACGGGTATGTCTCCGGGTATAGGCTCTAACCTTACCAAACAGGGTTTTGAATATGACACCGATAATCCCTTTGCGGTTTATTGGCCTACCAATTTATTCGACTCTTTTTCTATAGGACACTCAGGGAGGCATACTCTCAATCATATTAATGGTCATGAGTACCTTAGGATAACTCCTCGTGCTAATGAAGAAAATTTAGACCAACAATTAGGTAATGCTGATATTCTAAATTTAGTTTATGACGAGGCATCTAAGGGTATAGGTAATCAATTTCCTATAAACAGTAAAGTGGATTATTATAGAGAAGTAGCGCAATTTTCCACTACGAATGTTGTTAACTCTTCTATGGCTTTTCAAGCAGTAGATAATGGTTTAACAACAACCTCTCGTAAGTTGATAGCAATCGGTGGTACGGGTGCTAAAAATTCTACTGCTTTGAAAACATTTGACCCTTTTCCTTTTATGTTAAAAGGACCTGTCCCTGAAAGATTAAATGATATAGATGATAATTTAAGAAAACATCATCTTCGCCCATCTAGTGAAAGCAGAGTGGCTGTTCTATCAGTGCCTACTTTAGCAACTCACAATTTAGCACCTTATGTGGAAATTCATTACAATGCTGTGGACTTTACGGGATTGAGTATGGGTGGTTTTGCCACTGGTGTTTTAATAAATAATGGTGGAGGTTATTCCGCTGGTACTACTTCAGCCATAACAGTAGACGGGACAGATGCAAGATTGAGATTTTCTGTTGGTGATGAAGTATATACAAGCACTGGTGTTTTAATTGGAATTGTGACCGCTATAGGTAGTGCAACATCTATTACTATTGGTGGTGGTACACTAACTGCACTCGCTGATGATGCTGTGTTGCATAAAACTACACCTATGTTGATGGTAGAGAAAACGGTTCCCGACACAGGACACCTTCTTTCAGGTTCCACTTATGTAATGGACGTCATAGTGTCAGATTTAGCGGATGCTGCTAAAGATACTACTTTATTTTCTCCCGGTGGGTTTATAGAAACAGGGACCGAAAAAGTCGGTAACTTAGGACAAAAAGCCTTCACTCATAGTTTAATAGGTGATACAAGTGAAGGACACGAAAGTGATGATGAAATAAACGAGGTATTTACTCCTCAAAATTATATTAACATATCTAACGAAGGTCGAACTCCTCCTCAAAATATAACATCGTCTCAAACAACAAAAACCATACATAAATCCGTATTTAATAAATTACTAATAGATACTAATGTGAATTCTAATGTTAATTTATCTGACTCAAATTTTGCTCGTGTATCACCATTTACTAATTTCTCTTCTCCTAGTGACGGGCAATTCGATATAGGAGTTACATCTTCTTCTAGTCCTATACACGAAGTCTTTGATATCATAGATAATCATGCTGTTTTTACAGGTTATTCTATTTACAGATTTTATGTTCAACCTTCAGACAGAACTAGAACTATGCAATTACAGCACTTACGAACAACTGCTGATAGAAAAACAGACAATAATGTTTTAAGTATAATGATGTTAATGAGTCGTGCTAAATTAAGAAGTGTAGAGGAAATAGAAAATGAAGATGGGACTAGAAACACCGTGATTAATTGTGTGGGTATAAATGATGTTGCTTTAAGTAGGAATGTAAATGCTATCGGTTCAGGTAGTCCTGATTCACATGTTGTTAAGGAAATAGACCCTAATGCCCCTATTGTATCTGTTACACTAGGAGGACCCGGTCAAGGTGCTTATGACACTAAACCGACATTCGACCCTAGCCCTCTTTCGAGATTACCATTCTCTACTAGAAGAGGGCACTCTTGTGCCGCTAGTAAAGTTAGAGTAGATGGTAATGGTACTAAAGCATCGAGAATTCAATACATAGAGGTCACTCCTCTTAATAATCAATCAACAGACATAGCGTCTTGGGGTACTTATCCATTCCCTAAGAAAGGTAAGATATATCTCGCTGACGGCGCTTATGCTAAGTATACTTCTAAAAATGGTGTTGCATTCTTTTTTACAGACACTGATGATTCACAACGTGATGGTGATTTTGTTTTAGGTAGCGGCGCACCAGTTGGTGATTTTAGAACATGGGTACAAGCAACTGGTTTAGTTCCCGAGGCTACCTCCGCATCTCTAACCAACCCCATATTTGAAGTGTTTTCGTTAAGTGAAACCATATTAGGTGATGGTCACTTTTTCATAGAAAACATGGCTATGGATGGAACCACTGTCAATGATAGAATGTTTCAATCCATGGATACGGTTTCTCATGATTATCAACTTGGAACTCAATATGCATCTACTCGTGCTTTAGTCGAGATACCTTTATTCAATGAACAATTCTTTGAAGATAGTGTTACTGGTATTTTACCGGGTCCTGATAATTCTTTAAAATTACATTTAGACACAACTATGACAGCACATAGTTGGAATCCAAGCCCTGTTGGTAGAAGATATCCTGAATTCGCACCTGCTGACCGTAATGCTTTTTCCGCTTTTGCTTTTAGTGAAAGTTTAGCCCCCGGTAATCAAGCAAAGATGGCTAAGATAGTTAGAAGAATGGAGGTAGATGCGAGCGGTGATTATCGTTTGTATGTAGATAAACCTGAGATATTTCCAGCAGCAATTACTACAGCAGCCGATTATGCTAATGTTGATAATGTAGTTAATTATAGACGTGCTTACTTACCTTCAGGAGATTGGGCAATTTACATTAACGCACCCGCTACGGATGGGTATCTTAAGATAGAAGCCAATGCAAACGATGCTTGGGCACGTAGTAAGAATTTTATAAAAAATCATGAAGTAGGAATGTCTTTAATGATAGGAGATGGTTATACATCTGAAGGTTTGAAACCAATATCTTCAGATAGAATGACACCGTCATCTGATTTCGAAAGAAGAAGTGAATATTATTTTGACCAGTCTAGTGTAAAAACACAAGGTGGTAATGTAGATTATGGACTAAGGCAATATGTGAGCGCTGTTGAATTTAAAGCGGGACCTTCTACTAATCCTCATGCACCTAGAGTAAGAAATAAAAGGGCACAGGGTACTATTTTAGATGTCACTCCTATCATGACACCCACTACTAGCACAACTGCCCCCAATACATATACTGGTTTATTTATGATTACATTGAGTGAAGAAGATGTAGATTTATTTCCTAATGTAACTAATTTAGCAGATGGAGATACTAACAATGTAACTTACGAAATGGGCGACTATCACTATCAAGCAACCGTGACTTTACCTGATGCTGGCACTGAAACAGAATTTATTTACTGGGGTTCACATGGTGTGTTCAATCATTACACTACTAGCGTTGAAGCACCTCAAACTAATAAAAATCAAATCTTAGTTCAAGGCTTAAACGAAACTACGCTACCTAATTTCCTTAATCCAACTCATGCAGATTATATTGTAGGTGAAACTGTAACATTAAAACAACGTGGTTTTAATCCGTTTACAGATAAAACAGACACTGCTTTAGAAGATACAACAAATTTATCTCACACATTTAGACCAGCGTTTGATAGGTCACCATGGGCTTTAGCCGCTAGACCCTCTACTACATCTATAAGGGTGGTAAGTAGCGATTCTAGTGGTGTACCTGATACCGATACTAATTATTCTTTACAAGCAAATAATATTGGTTTATCTGTAAGAACGGGAGACCATGTATACATTGAAGATTTTAACAATGCCTCTGCTAGTCCATCAAGTGTTGCTACCAAAGTGTATTACCTAGGTCAGGTTTCTACTACCGATGCTGGTGGTATTAGTGAAGGTTTTGTTGATGGTCAAGCCTATACTACTATTAATTTTGCAGCAGACATTCCTTCTGCTACTAGGAGTATTCTTGATACTTATATAGCAACATTAACTAATAACGTCTCTAGTACAAATACTGAATATTACTTAAGAGTAGGGTGTCATGATTTAATTCCAAATGATGACGAAGCCATACTCAATAGAACTTGGTTATATCCTTACGCCGCTGGTGGTTTGAGACATGGAGACACAATATGGGCTAATATGGTTTACAACAATCCTCATGCGACAGAGGGAATGTTTGCTAAAAGTAGAGGTGTGTTAAATGAAGGCTTAGTATATAATGCCTTCAATGGTGGTGAGGGTGCTTTATCCGATGAGCCTAGAAATAGTATACCACTAGAAAATTTCTTAATTGGTAATACTTGTTTAGAAACAGCAGAAAATTATGCACAACATGTCAATAAAACAATAGAATTAAATTATGCTAGTTTAGGATTAGACAACCCACCAGTAGTTGCATTTGTTGACCCATATTTAGCAACAGAGGAGCATGCTCGTGTTTTACTTTATGATGTAGCGCACGACCGTGAATTTATTGCATTCCAAGATTTACATATGCAAGTACAAACTAGTGCTAAAGTCACAGAAATAGGATGGCAAAGACACATTGGTGCTGCAAACTCAACTCAATTTGATGTTCCTATTAGTGGAACCGTGCAAGTATTTAACTCGAGTAGTGAGGGTGTAGTCAAAGGAGTAAACACTCTTTTTAAACAACAGTTATCTGTCGGTCAAGCGATAAAAATAGGTGTTGATATCAGAAGAATTAAAGCGATTTATCGTGATAATGCATTTACTACAACTGAAGAGTTTAGTTTATCTACTGTTGGAGCGGGTGCTGGACAGGCAGGATTTATCGCTAATAAAATAGATTTAGGTAAATATAGTTTGACTTATAATGGTGGTAGCGCCCATCCTTTTATTACACAAATAGATGTTGCTAATGGATTCCCTACACAAAATAAATACATGAGGCCAACTCAGCAATCTTATTTCATTGAAAGTGCTTACTCTCATGATATAGCAAATCATATGACAAGTGATTTATTGTCACCAGTTACAGGTAGTTTACCCGCTACATTAACATCTACATCTTTAGCAGAAACTAGTCAAGCCGTTTTATATGGAAAAGCACACGGTCACATTGTACACACAGGATTGTATACAGGTGGGCCTTTCGCAGGTAGAGCATTAGGAGATAGTGTTTTACCTAGAACAGAAGAGGCAACGTGTATTCCTTACTGGGCTAATGAAAAACACTTTTTCTCAAGAAAGTTCCGCTCTACTAGTGATTATTTTACATATGCTTTAATGAGAGCAAGAGAAAGTCAAGTAGGATGTAATGTTAGAGACCCCTCTACTTTATTTGATACACCTGATGGAACAAGAGTTATACCCGCTTTCTTATCTTTAAAGGGAATAAGGTCTTCATCTTTAGATTTAACAAACTCTACAGAAACAAGATTAAGACATTTAAAACACTGGACGGATATGGATTTCACTCGTAGACTAACAATAGACCTTGGTGAAGTTGCTTTAAGAGATGGTGTTACAAACGTTGAAGCGGCGGCAAGAGAAACTGTTAGGCTAATTAACCAAGCAGCCGCACCTAATGGTAGAACTCATATCAGAAGACCTAACACTCAATACCCCGGTAGCACCCAAGAGGATGCCGCTAATATTCATACTAGTGCTGACTTCGCTGCTACAGGTTCTACTTTTGACCCCGCTGTATGGTGGGATACAGATAAGGCATTTGATAGTCATGATAAAGGGACTCATATGGGGTATCTAAGAGCACATTTAGGTAGAGTTGTACAAGACGCTAATGGTAATACAGGGCACTCTATCATCATACATAGTACAGTGCCCGGTGCAACTGGTCGTAATTTCTGTGTTTGGTTGGATAACAGCACAGGACAAGCCCCCTATGAACCTGAATTCTTAATAGGACATGGTGGTAGATTCAGAACATTTTGGTGTCAACCTGATGAGATGAGTGGTGAGAATATGCACCCTGCACCGATGCCGCTTAATAAACACGGAAGACCCTTTGCGCCTGTAACATCTTTACAACAGTATACATTACCTGATGAATCAATTCAAGAAATAAAATCCACTGGTGAGTTTTCACCACCAGCCCGTGCTAGAGATGGTACGTTTACTAATCCTGTTTTAAGAGCAGTTTCTATGACAAGTGGTTCAGGAATGTCACATAACACAGTGAACACAGAATCATTAGAAGCAGAGGGTTTTGTTACATCTTTAGTTAAAGGATTGAGAACAGGTACAAATGCTCTAGGTAGAGTAAACTTCGGTGGATTAGTTGCCGCTGGTGTACCCGGTTTTGCTCCTGATGCTGGTAAATGGGGTTTCGGTAGAAACGGGGATGGTAGATTTGAATATAGATATGGACAGGCTTTCAACTCTCAAACCTTGACTAATGCACAAATAGTGGCTGGTAATGGTGCTTTACAAACTCAATATACTCAACATGTCCCTTTTACACAAACTGCTAGGGCTGAAGTGGGTAACACTCCGATATATGGTTTAAGATTAACAAATCATAGAGGTGAGGGATATGGAATTAGATATATTTACAAAAAGATAAACGACTCTTTTGCTTTAGATAATACTGAATTACCTGATACTATAAACCAAGAAATAGCAATATTCTTTGATGATAGAGATGTAAGCGAAGGTGGATTTACAATTGGTGCTCACATGCATGGTGTGGGTGATGCCACAGGTAGAGGTTTTCCAGCAGACCCTACTAGTGGGGTTACATTAGCGGGATGGAGAGGTAATAAATGGAGAGGTGTGCCTACTCCGAATGCTGCTTATAATTGTACAGCGGTTTATGATAAAACAAATAAAAAAATAACTATTACACCTACTGCTCCTTATACTTCAGCATTAGGTCATTTCGATATCGCTGGTTACATGGGTTTTCCTTTAACAGATGGTGTTATACAGATTAGTGACCCATTTAATGATACAGGTGCGTTAGGTAATTATGGTAACATGTATTCTTATACTTCAAGAAGCGTAAGTGATGGTACTTTTGAATTATATGGGGTAGAGGGTGCGGAATTTGATACCTGTCAAAACAGCACTGATTTTGGTAGTGCTAGTGTTACAATTACAGCGTTGATTACACCAACCGCTAACTGGACAACTTTAGTTACAGATGAGTTGATAGCCTCTGTAACCACTGCTGCCATTAATTTAGCAGACCCTAACATAGAGGATGGTGTTCCATTCGATTGTACACAAATGTACGCTGCTGATGGAAGAACTTTCGCACAATGGGGTGTTAAGCCCGATTCTATTCGAATACGTGCTTATGATATAACTAAAAAAATAGAGCCTATTTCTAAATATTTTAGTGCTAGTATACATAGAGATATGGGTATACAATCAGCACACATTGAATATGGTGAATTAGATGTTTTAAAAATACAAAATGGAGAAATTTTAGTTGGTGGTAACGGTTTAGGTCAGGATAAAGCAACACATGATAGTTTCATAGATGCTGGTGCTAACGTAGCATGTGGGTATATACCGTATACTATGATGCAAATTCAAACCAAGGGTAAAGGTTCTAACACTAATACGGCCACCCCTGTGATTGTAGACTCAAAAAATATACCCATAGATACAGAAACATGGAGAAGTAACTTGGTGGGTTCAAGATTTTTATCATATAGTGGAGACCATATCTTACCTTGTATCAATAACCCCACAATGATAATTGAGAAAGAAGATATACATGAACTGAATGATATAGATTTAAAAACTGGTAACATATATCTATTCGCTAAACCTGCTGGTCAAGAATCTTCACCCGCTGATATTAACGCTCATAATTCTAGCGGAGCGAGTAACAAAGCAAGAGTGCTTTCTTTTGGTACTATAGAAACAATGTACTACCAAGAAGAATCTAAATCAGTGACTAGTTCACAAGGTGCATCCTCTACAACAGAATTAGATACTATAGCAGATACTGTTAGTGATGATTGGCCTAGCGCCGATAGTAACAAAGATGCTGTTGTGCAAAAATATGGAGATTTAAAACGAAGTAAATTGTTCGCAGGATTTAGGTCTATAGGTAGTGTTCATTCTGAGCCATTAGTATTATTCAATGGTGGTAGAGATAGTACAGACCACTGGGTTCCTTTGTTCTTTGGTGGTGGTTTTAGTGGTGTCACTATAGATATTAATGACGGGACTAATAACGATTATTCGTCAACATATACTCATCATTATGCCGCTGGTCCTACGGGTTGTAGTGGTATACAACATGCTAATGAAATCTCTACAGCATTCGGTATGGTAGATTGTAATGCTATTATGGCTTTCTTCCCCGGTACTGCTCTTTTAAATCAACATCGTGGTAGTTTAATGTCACCTACTTTTAATCGTGATAATGTACTAACGTCTGATTTAGATAGAGGAGTGGGTACTATTAACAACGCCCATCCTAATAAAACACCATACAGTAGTGGTGTTCATGTTCAAAAACCAATGCCTTTCTTATTGAGATTCGCTCACCCTACTGCTAGATATCAAGACCATAGAGACGGAACTGATAATAAAACAACATACATTATATTCGGACCGGGGCAAGCGTTTCCGTTTTCACAAGAAGACGCTACTCCTGATAACACACTAGAACCTCATCCCGGTAAAGCAATTACCACTGGTAATACTTGGTCTAGTGTACCAGCCAATAGTGGTACTCCTATATTCCCTAATCATATTGACAATGAAAAAGGGCATTTCATGCCTAAAACATCTGATTATCAAACAACAAGGCATGCTTTCCACTATAGACAAACTATCAATTGGGAGCCGCCTGTTGGTAAACCATTGTCTCAGACTCTACTACAAAGACCTGAATCGGGTAATATGTATGGGGATGTGTTTACATTAGCGTTCAAAGCATCCAAGAGTGCTGTATCAGGTGCTGATGTTTTTGAGGATTTTCGTACAGCACAACCAAACAGACATGCTATATTCATGGGACCAAGTGGTATGAGAACTAATGCGGATTTATGTTTCCATATGGACGGTGGATATCACCCCGGTGGTTCTTGGTTAGATAATCAAATAACAGCAAACCCTCCACATCCTACAGATAATAGTCGTGTTGCTAAAGCAGGTATCACTGGTATAGAATTAAACCCGAGTGCATTCAGAGTAGCAGCACCTTTGGCTACTAAATTACTTTACAGTGGTGCCGCTGATGGAAGTTCTTTTGACTCAACTGCTTTAACGGCCAGTGATGTAGACATGGAATACATAGTTGTGGACGGGACAAGATGTCAAAACGGTGAAGAGTTAGCAACTGTGTTAGGGGCAGCAATTAATACGTTCCCCGGTAAAGGTGCTTTAAAGGCAATAGGTGGTACTTTCATGCCCTCCATGGGTAATGCCATGAGACAAGATAAGTATGGTTGGACTACTGGATATACTGTAAAAGAATATAATAATCTGAATAATAACACTGCTACTGGTGCTGCTTACAATAATGACCCCACTATAACTTGTACAGCCTCGAATGCTATTCAAGTTGGTATGTATGTATCAGGAGATGGTATTCCAGCGGGCGCTACAGTGGCATCAATCACTACAGGTAGTGCCTTAACCAATGTAAGTGAATTCGAATTAAGTGTCTCTACTACAGGTGGGAGTAAAAGTGGTCAAACATTAACATTTACAGGAGCAGATATGGAAGATGTTGATGGAACTGCATGTCTAATAGAAAATGCCTATGTTACAATAGAACATGGTACTAGTAGAACAGCAGCGGAACAAGTACCCGCATCAGGTTGGTTACGTACAGCAAACATACATCCTCAACTAACGGGTTCAGGAGAGTTAGCACCAGCCTTCGCTTGTTATCATTCAAGAATAGTATACTTCGACAGTGGCTCTAGTAAATATAGAATCAGATTTTATTTAGCAAATAATAAAATAACAGGCACTAAAGTGTTTGAAAGTGTAGCAACTTGGGATGATTACATAGCCCAAACTCCTCTTAATATGGGTGCATCTCACGCAGCAGATGTCCAAATACCTGATATAGAAGATGGAGATGTTCTATATATTTGGACAAAAGCAGGTGTTATACAATTCAACAACGATGACAATACCGCTAGAAACCACATGACGCAAGTACACTTTAGTGGATTGGTTGATGCTGTTGATAGAACAAAACCAATAGGAGCAGTGGGTTGGGCTGGTGAACGTTATTCTTACTTAAACTCATTAGATACAGGTAGTAATAAATATGGTGCTGGATTAGGAGCATGGCATCCTCTACTGGGCTTTAGCCCGTATGGGGGTAGTATGACATGTGCTACCACTCTTGGTCATATACCCAACGTTGCTCCTATGCCAAATAGTCCTGAAAGTTCAGCACCCGATAGAACAAGCACTTTAGCAGGTTTACCGAGTTTAACAGACCCCGTTGGTGGAGATAGTAGTTGGAGTGCAAGTCCTGATTTCGATACAGATACTCATGTACCAACTTTCTCTGATAACACTGGTTTTCACAATCAACCTGTTAATTATAGTTACAAAGATAGATTTGGGAATGCTCGTGATTTAAGCGCTCAACATCCCGAACTTGTTCACCCACAGGGTACTTACGCCCGTGCTTTATTAGTAGTATCATATGAGTCTGAGTTAGCATTGGTTGCCAAGAAAGATAGAAATGGTATTACCTGTGTTGGAGATTATATCAAAGTCGGACAAACAGGCACAGACACACATGCTGGTACTACACAGTGGGATGAAAGAATACACGGTCAAGATAGATTTACAGCACCTGCTAATGCTGGTCCTAATGTAGAGGCTTTAATTGCTAAATCCACATCTTTACCTACAATTTCAGATTACACCGCTGCCGATGCTTTAGATGATGGTTTCGCATCTACTTTCTTTTTACATAACACAATTACTGCTGACACAGATTTAGAAAACGCAGAACCTTGTAGGGCTCACACGGGTGATTTATTCTTTGATTTAGATGAAAGTGTGGGTTCTGTAAACACAGCAGGTGTCACGGGCTTAACACCACAAAGAAATATTGCTGATTACTTTTACAGTCAAACTAATGTTTCACCAAGTGATATATTCTCAGGTGGGAGTTCTCAATTACAAAGAAACTCATTTTGGTTAGGGGATGTTAATGGTTATGATTTATACAAAAATGCACCATTTAAAAATTTCAATGTGGAACATGCGGTGTGGAAAAGAATGGATGGGGGTAACCTAACATTACCATCTGTAAACGCTCGTGGTCTAGGCGCTATTCCTTGGGTTACCCGTGTTTCGGGAGCAGCGGTAGGCGGGGCAACTGGCACAGCACATGTTATGGGTGAGAAATTATATGGTAACGTTAGATTTTCCTTCGAGACAACTAACTCTGCGATGATGCCAGTTTTACAAGCACAAGAGTTATCTCACCCTCAATACGCATCTAAAAATCCTAAAGAAATGAGAAATATTTTAGAAATACCAAATGAAGAAATACAATTTCAAGCAATATCCGTAGTAGACGATACTGGTCAAACTCATGAATTAGAAGGAGGGTCTCCTCTAGGTGTCATAATACGTGCTTATAAAGCAGCAGGAGAAAGGTCTGCTAGTGGTTTACAACCATCTTTAGCAAATAGCGGTCTATCCCCTAACTTCGAAATACAATTACCCGACCCTAACGCTATACCCGGTAATATACTAGTTCGTTCAGGTTTTGATAGATTACAAGCATACCAAACAGAAACAATCGGAGATGGTGGTATGTTACATCCTGATTTAAGCGAAACTCACCTTGGTAGTTTATTTGATAATTCCATCAAGGGACCTAGAAGTAATAAAACAATGGATGAACTCGGTTGGGAACATATTAGTCAAGGTGAGAACTTCCCTGATTCCACAAGAGATGGGTGGGTTGCTAGCACTAATAACGCTCCTTTGCGTTCATCTTACGAACTACAGGATAAAACTCTATACTTTCATGTTACTAAAATGGGTCATAGTCATACAGAAAGATTCCCAACCGTGTATACTCATTCCAGTGGTATAGTAAATCAAGCACTAACGGTGTCTTCTTTCGACAGTGGCACTCTAACAGCATCTTCTACAATTACATCTAGTATATATGATGCAGGATTTGCATCTAAAGAAGTAAAAGGCTTACGTAGATTTTTACGTATATCTAACACATCAGGTGACAGTGTAGTTGTTTCCTACACAGCAATCAGTGGTGCTACGTTTACAGGGGTGGTGGGAGACATTGACTTTGACCAATTCTTACTTGACAATCCTCCTGCTACAACAACTTTGAATATATCTCCATCATACTATGTTCCTGCTGGTAGCACAAGATTCTTTGCAGCGAGAAGACTACGTGACCATGCAGAAGTAAGTGGTAACAGCCCTGATATGGGTCACACAGAATACTTTGAGCCATCTTCTAACAATACACTGGCCTACACTAGATATAGCAATAAAGTATTAACACCAATGCCTATACCCCGTATGGGTCATCATTTTGTTAATGCTACGATGCCTATGTTACCCGGTCATTGGGCACACCCCGCCTACCAAGGTATATACAATAAACATAGAAGTGAGAACCTCGCTATGAGGCAGGATGAGGATATAATAACTTTTAACGAAGGTTTCACAGAGGGCACAGCAGATATAACTAGCACCATAGGTACATCTATTACTGACTTTATTCATCCTCTTTCTGCTACACTAAAATCGAGTAGTCTAACCGCTACACCCTCAGGACCAAGTGACATACACGGCGGGGCTTTTACTTTGATGTTTGAGTCTAAAATCAAATATGATGGTTACGGTGTATTAGCGTCTAGTGGTGAGGGTGGAGATATAAACAAAGCAGGTGGTCATTCTATTGTGTTAGAGGCTGCTAATCATTACACTTTACAACATCATTTCCCTGACCCTGCTGAAGTAGGTGCTTATCAAATAGTTATACAACCTAATTTACGTACTACACATCTTGGTGGTCATCATTTCAATAATAGTAGTTCAGCATCTTTACCTGATGGTTCAGGTGAGGCTTTAACAACACAACAAGTACATCTTGTGGTTGGTGTAAAACAAGACGATGAAAGACTTGAAGCAGATTACGTGGGTGGTTTAACACTGATATTAGCACAAGCCACAGTAGTAGACGTAAGAGGTTGTGAGATATTTATTAACGAGGTAATGTTAGACCATGACCCTGACCAAGGAAGTCAATTTACTAACATACCTCCTTTGTTATTGTACAACTCATTAGGTGTACAGGGTAGTGAATCACCATCTTTTACACGTAGAACTCACTCTTATCACGTTGGTATGTTTGATGATGCCACACCGGGTTATACAATCAATATACCTTGGTGGAGTATATTTCATAGTCAAGTCACGTCCATGACTGGGTTCAGACATCTAGCATTATTTAGAATAGATAATTATTATGAATTCTGTAGAGGTAGTACTGGTAGCATAGGTTGTCAATTAACGTTGGCTGGATATCCAAGTATATACCCTGATATATATTCTTACAGACTTGAAAATCGTAGTTTATGTCCGACAGCAGTTGTAGTAACTAGGACTAATAATTTGTTGACCGTTGACGATGCCTCTTATTTCCCATTCATACCTTTATTTGGAGAAAAATTAACTTGGGTAAACTCAGATGGCACTACTGCAACACTAGCGTATTCATCGAGAGGAGCGGTCACTAATGCTAATTCAACAACAAGTCATAAATTTATAGTTAGTGCTGCATTGGGCTCATTACCCGAGGCAGGTACAGTTGTTAGACTAACTAGACCGTATAGTAATGCTAGTACCACAGAGTTATTCACAGAACCTAAGCGAAGTGTTTTGACAAGAAATCTACCTCAACTATTGGCTGGTACTCGTGACACAAACAGTTTACATACACCTGATGCTTTTATCTGTGCTTGGAGTCCTAACTTAGGAAGACCTTACACTTTCTATTCAGACTCAAGTAGAACATTCCCTATCAATGGTAGTAACTTACACGCAGATAGAGCGGTTGATGAAGCAGCGTACAATTCTATTCCTGAACATTTTGAAACAATACATTATCACGGTGTTAATTCTTCTATCAGTCATGGTCCTTTCAACATGGATATCAAGACACCAAAACCACCTGTGCCCATTTCTGAAACATTATCAAGTTACGGAACTAGTGGTATAGTAACAGATGTGCGTATTAGTGCTGGTGGTAGTGGATATAGTAATAGTACAGGCACTGGTATAGCAAGTACAACTGGTTCGGGTAGCAGTGCTACATTTGACATAACAGCGAGTGGTGCTGTAAGTGCCGCTGTTGTAAATGCAGGTGGTTCAGGATATGTTTATGGTGAAGTCCTAACAGTTTCGGGTGGTGGAGGAAATGCCACATTAACCGTTAGGGGTCTAAAAAGAATTTTTACTTTTGCTGGTGATGTAAGTAGTGAAGTAAGTGTTAATGATTTCTTATTCGCAGATGGTAAAATAATAGGTAAAGTTTTGGCTGTCGCTACAGCAAATGTAACAATAGCAGACACAGGTAAAGGATTCGAGCCCGCTACTGGTAGCACGATATATGTCGATGGAGATGGAAGTGTGGGAACAGGAGCAGAAATCCATGCCTTAAATGGTTTACAATCTCAAGGAAGTGCAACTGTAATGCTATCTAATTATTGGCCTTGTGGTAGTAGAGGTGGGCCACTAAATAGTAACCTAGACGGATATGCTATGGCTGCCGCAGGTTGGAATATGGCTGGTCATTATCCAGCGGGAACATCTATTTACTGGTTAGATGCTGATGATGATGGTAGTTATAGTGTAAGTTCAGGATTAGCATCTACATTTAATCCAAATGCAAATCCTCCCGCAGCATCAGGTTCTACTGTCGGTGGATATAGACCACAAACTTTCGGTTATAGATTCGGTTTAAGACAACCATGGAATAGACCACAATGGGGATTCTATGGATTAAGAGCGTGGATGGAAGATACATTGGACACAGGAAGTTCAGTTCCTCTTACAGTTGAAAATAGACAAGGTCCGTTAGTGGAGTATCCATTTGGCTCCTTGACTTATGTTGGAAATGACTCATCTATAGGGTCTGCTACGTTACCTGTCACTTACGTTGGAGTGATGGAAAGACAAACCAATTTTACTGGTATGTTGGGTATGGACAAACCTGAATTCCAAACAAGATACAGCGATGGTAGAAGAATGACTCGTTCATATGGTTGCCCAGTTAGAACTATCAGAAATGCTAACTCTACAAAGGCCACTGCTACACTTACTGCTGCTGCTCATGGCTCTGCACATGGTTTAACTGCTGGTCAGAAAATTACTCTTACGAGCACGGATGGTACAGTAGTGGATTATTTTGTATCAGATACTAACGATGGAGGTGTGGCTCATTTAGGTGCTGTAGCGGCGGGTGCCACATTAAAATCTACAGGCTCAATTACAGCAAGTCTAAGTACAAATGCTACAGGAATAGCAGTTGGGTTTGACTTGAGTGGTGGTACTACACAACATCAATTTGTTGTACTACTCAAAGCGGCAATTGAGCACGCTAACGGTCACAACGGTAAGATAACAGTCGGTACAGTAACAAACGGGGTAGTTACATTAACACAGGCAGTAGCAGGACCTGCTGGTAATACAGATATAACAGAAAATTTAGCAACTGTATCAGAAGCCAATTTCACAGGTGGTATAGGTGTACCTCGTGATTGGTGGGGAGATGGTGAGGCGCTTGGTATATCATCATTTGAAAACGCATTGGGTTACTATCTCATCGATTGGTGGGGTAATACTCGTGGTGAAGATGTAAGGAGAATGCCCGTGCGTGGGTTTGGAATTAGACCTGCTTGGGATGCTGGTGACGCATACGAGTATGACAGAACTAACAATAGAACACCGCACGCTAGAATTTATAATAATGGTAAACCTATCTTTAATTTAAAGGGTATAGCAGACACTAGCGGTAATATCTTAAGTTCAAGAACTAGCACTATCCCTAGATTCGGTGGTAGACTAAATGATATTAATTCTAATAATTCTAATGAACTTGTGGATATTTTCGCTCCTACTAATGCTTTGCGTGTCGGAGATATGGGTGGGGGTCGTGGTGTTAGATATCCAACAGAATTTAATGAAGATGTTTTAACGGACATTAGCGCTGTATATCAAGGTTCAGGAATAGTATTGTCTCATCACACCTCAGAGCCAACATTCGGCACAGGTTACATCAGACCACGTAATGATATTTTAGCAAGTGATGAAATTAAAAGGGGTATAAGCGCTAGATTAGATATAGAAGAAGATGGTTTACTAAAACCCGATGCTGTTGCTAGTGAGAAAGTAGAATCTTTCACTGGTGCATCTGTACATAAAGAAGCAATATCGAGAAGTAGCCCACGTATAGGTATTGATGCTGAAAACTTAGAATCTTTTAGTGGAGGTAGTTCTTCTGATATGATTGTAGTAAACACAGAGGCCCATAGTTTACACACGGACCGTAACGTAGGACAGAGAGTAATATTACACGGTGGTATGCAAGCGGCTTCACAAACGTTAGGCGACTATGATTTAACAGCACTGACTTTTGCGGGTCAACCCCAAGGTGGTGTGATGAGATTCAGCCATACAAGTAACATACATGCTTTAGGTGGTAATTACATATTAGAATCCAGTAGTTTTGCTAATCCATTTGACGATACTGGATGGGGTCTTTCAAGTTGGCCCTCATCTAGCGAAAAGACTAGTAACCCATACCAAGTATTTAATTCAGGAACCGTTATTAGTAGATATAATTATACAGATAAAAGTATACAATTCTTATTAAGACCAACAAGATTATTAGATAATAAACACGTTGAAGTCTTTAGGTCTAACTTAGCATTGCACTCAAGCAGCCCTCAATCTGATAGTAACTATTTTTCAGCAACATCGGGTGGTAAATATGGATTATTCAATTATTCAACTCCTAGTGCTACTACTACTAAATTTTCAGGAAGTGTTTTACCTGCATCAAACGCTCCTTATCAACCTGTATACTTTATTAAAACATCATCTAGTATACAATCACCTACTTCTAAGGGACCAAAATTACCGGGCACAGAGGTCGCTGGTTTTGATAAAACAAGTCTTAAAGGCACGGTGACTAGATTAGTCATTAGTGAAAACACACTACAAAAATTTAGAGGAGACTCTTCAAGAAGAGATGGTAGTAAGAAAGATTATACGGTCAAAGCACGCTTCACACAATCATTACATTCTAAAGGCCATAAAGAAGATGTAAATTTCAATACTTCAGACCATTCAGGTGATGCATAATGCCATTAATAACTACTTCATACATACTAGGTAACACTAGTAGAGACACACAAATTATGACACATGTAAGAAAACCTAAGTTTGTTGATAACTCTGTTCATTTGGCAGAAATAAATCCACAAAATAGTGATAAACATAAATTGACCATACGGCAAAGAAAAACATCTACGTACGCTATAGCCACAGCGAAAGCATATCAAGTAGAAGGTAGACAAGACAGTTTAAAAATACTAGAGCCCGATGTTGACGGTCATGACTCTACTAGTCCTGTGTTCTATATGAGTTCACAATTGTCTAGTAGTAGCGCAAAAGATAAACCACCTTTAATTTATAACAGTGTGGCACCCTCACAAAGATTATTTTTAAGCGATATACAAACATCCACGGATGGTACAGTCATGACTCTTAAAAATTTAAAAGGTAAAACTATAGAAGAGATTGGTTTTGTTGGCACTAGTGGTCATTTTGCACAACCTGTTGATGTCGGCCTTAGAACATCTGATTTGGCTATGAAACTGGGAAGTGATATCGCTGATGAATTTACTTCTATCAACTTAGGTCTATCTCGTAGTCCAACAAACTCTAATACTGAAAGAAGAAAGTTTTCTACAAAATTTGTGTCACATGATTTTCACGATATCAATCTTTTAACTGCTTTTAAATTCTTAGGTAGATATGACAATTCTATTGCTTACTTCGATAGATTCGGTAATTTACTTTATGTTCCTTTTAATTTCACAGAGGCGGGTAGAATGATTGATTCTTCTGTTAGAACTGGCGGTAAGGGTATAAACCCTGTTGCTAACACCTCTAATAAAATTGCAGTTCAAGGTGTGCCAATTGCTTTGAACAATGTATCTTATGTTATAATGAGTGATGGTGAAAGACAAAGTGGTAGGGGTGGTGACATACAAGAAGAGCCATCTGTTATCACCGATGCGAGTGTTAAATCTGACGATGCTGCTAGAAGAATCGGTAGAACTATATTGAAGGCTAATAATATATTAGAGGGTAGTATGTATAGTGATGGTCATCCTAACGCTTGGGATTTAAGACCCGGTCAAATTATTACTTATGAGGGTTTACCTAGAATATTAACAGAAGTATCACATAATCTATCTAATAATTCTACAAACTTAGTATTTTTACAAGTGGACACAGGTGTAGAGGGTATACTACAAGGATTAGTACAGGGTATATCGGTTACAGAAGGTAAGCCTGATGTAATACAACAAGTGGTGGAAGACAACACATCTTTATTCGGTGATATTAAATTAGTAAGTAAATTGTTTGTAATAAAATATAATCATGGTGTGGCAGGTGACGGGTTTATTATTGGTAAATCAGGTGGTAGAGGATTGATTGGTGGCTCATCGTCATCCGAAACCATCAAGGGTAGTAAATCACTAGCCGCTATATACGGAGGTGACGAATAATGCCTGTAGCAGACAGAATGAGAAGATTACTACTAGATACCATAGCATCTAATATTAACGAACTCACTATAGGTTTTGATGGTACACCTTCTACTAATTCGGATGGGGCTGCTGGTAAACCTGCTTTAACAGTGGCTCCCACGGTGAAAGTAATAGATGATACTACTTTACTAGTAGAGGCTTTTATTCCTAAGGATTTTGAATTTACTGAAAGTATAAAGGAGGTATATATTCAAAATAGGGGCACCTCTTCGTTCATCCCAGTCGCAAGACATACAATAAAACCTATAATAAAAACATCAAGAAACGAATTGAGAATACAGGTATTAATTGAGGTAAGGTGAAAAAATGGCACAAAATCCACTATCAGGACATACATCCGCTGGTATAACAGACGCACAAGACGGACTAAGAGACGGAGACCACATATTGTCTCCATCGTTAACTAATCTCTATGAGGGTGTTCATGGTAATGGTGTTTTATTATCTAATGATACATCTTATGGTAATGCTGATAGAAATAATCCTAACAATTTAGGAGGGGCTGTAAGGAAAGGAAGTGCTAATAATCAAGTTATTATAAAACCTTTTGAAGCCATATTAGATGGTGTGTTATACGATTTTGGTGGCGGTAGTGAAATAACACTTACATTTGCCACAGGCGATAGTAACATATTAGATAACACTAATGTTACCGCTTTATCCGCTAGTGGTAAGGAAACTCTTTTTATTATAGTAGCGACCTCCGAAGGGGTAAAATATACACAAACTGCCGTTATAGACACCGCTACTGGTGCTTATCCATCTGTGACAGGGGATAGTGCTGAATATTTAAAAATGGATACAGTGTCTAGTGCTTCTAACAAACAAACATTAGTTTTAGCAACAGTAAGAGCAGTTAGGACAGCAGCAAGCACTACTGGTAATTTAAACATCTCGGCTATAACTGAAATAAATGATAAACGTGTATTTGTCAGACCATCTCCTGTTTATTTTACACCCGTAGAAAGCGGTGGCGCTGGTTCAGAAGTGGGTATAACAGACCATACTACTTTATTGCAAATACACGGTTCAGGTGAACACGGTTCAGCAACTACTGAAAGTGGTATACTTTGGCAATCTTACAACGCTGATGGAGATGCACATTTATACTTTAGTGCAAAAGATAGTCAATCAGTTAGACACACACATTTAATCGGCCCAACGGGTATTAAAACGACCACAGTAGATGCTGATATGACATTCACTTTTGATGATGCACAAGTGTTTGTACTCACCCCGTCTACAACTATAGACTTAGACCCTAGTGGTGATTTTCCACCCGGTCATTCTGTGTTTGTAAGCAATGTAAGTGCTAGTAACAGTATAGAGTTTGATGATGTGGGAGCAACCGCTACTATATCTTTTACAGGCGCATGTACGGTAGACGAAACTATTGTCATAATTGACACCGCTGGAACTTCTCGAACATATACTGCTAAAAGTAGTACAACAGCAGCGAGTCTTCAATTTATCAATACAGATGCTGCTGCCGCTGCTACTGCTCTAAAAACCTGTATAGAACATGCTAATGGTCATAATGGTACAATCATTGTTGCTGATAATGGTTCAGGTACTCTCACTTTAACACAAGCGGTTGGTGGTACTGCTGGTAATACAATAATAACGTCAGGTTTGACTAATGTTACTGTAACTAATTTTACAGATGGTGGTGTAAAAGATACTGTTTCACCATTAGAATCTTGCATGTTTGTTTACGGAGAGTCAGGCGCACAAGCAGTTCTAACTGTTACAGATGGTGACGCAGATGTTACAACCGATGAAGCGGATGAAATTACTCTCATATCTACGGACGGAACTAGTAAAACTTACTTCGTTACAGATACTAATGCGGGTGGTGTAGCAACAGGCACTGTGTTGGTTTCGGGTTCAGATATAGGTTCTACTACCGCTGGTGGTAACGCAGGTAAAATAGCGGTAGGTATTGCTACCACTGGTGGTAGTAAATCTACTCAAAACGCTTTATTGGTGCAATTAAAAGCAGCGATTGAACATGCTAATGGTCATAATGGTAAAATTACTGTTAGCGCAGTGCCTACAGAGGCGAATGGAAATCAATCTATTACGCTAACACAGGCAACAGGCGGTACGTCAGGTAATAGAACAATAACAGAAACCATAGATGATATTACTAAAACAGATTTCACTGGCTCAGGTTGGCAGAGAGTAATGGTCAGTAGTTCCACACCTACACCTGTATCGTCAGGTGCGAGTGGTGATGTTCAGCGTTCTGATGGTAGCGGTGGATTTACAGGTGATAGTAATTTAAATTTCAATGGAAGCACATTAGCGGTTACAGGTGCATTAACAACTACAACTACTGCTACTGTTGGAACTGATTTAACAGTCACCGGTGGCGATATAGGTTTCGGAAATGGACAAGATGCAACAGTGAGTGTAGCGGCTACAACCTCAACAACAGCAGGTAAAGATTTGACTATTTCTGCGGGTTCTACATCCACTAACGGTAATAACATAAATGGTGGAGACTTAGTTTTAAAATCAGGTGGTGGAGATGGCACTGGAACATCTGCAATGACATTCCATACTAAAGTAAGCGGGACAGATACAGCCGCAGAAAGAATGAGGATTCACACAGATGGTAATGTTGGTATTGGGACTAATGCCCCAACTACATTGTTAGAGGTTAAGGGAGATACAACCTTAGCGAGAAGTGCTGATAATAGTGAAACTAGGACATTAAGTATAGAAGGTGCGAGATTTGCAACTGGAACG